AAGAGTACCAGCTAATGTAGCGGGTAGTGCAGCAAACCCCGAAGAAGGTGGGAGACCACCCCAAACAGAGGAAGAAGATAATGGCGAATAAAAAAGCAGTACTTAACAAATTAGCAGATTATTTTGCTGACAAAGGACAAGTGATGTCCCCCGCAGAATATAAAGAAGCAGATGATGCGCCTATGCGTTTCATGGTTGCAAAGAGACCTTTTGGATCTTGGGCTCGTATGCAAAGCATGATGCAAACTACTTTTCCAGATCAATGGGCAAAAGCTAATAAAATAGTAGCAACTCCTGCACCTAAAGCAGCGGCTCCCAAAGCCAAAGCTAAGCCAGCAGCGACTAAAAAAGTCAAAGCTAAGAAATAGGAACTGTTATGAAGGAAAAAATATTTCATTGGACTAATACGTTCAAAACGCTAGGAGAAGATGAGAACGGAGGCGTTAACATTAGAGGCCTAGCAAGCACAAACTCTATTGATAGAGTAGGTGATGTTATTAACCATGATGCATGGACAAAATCTGGGGGACTGAATAATTTCGAGAAAAACCCAATAATTTTGTTTAATCATAACTATGATAAACCTATTGGTAGAGCTACTTCTATGGAAGTAGGTAAGAGTGGTCTGGAACTTGGAGCGAGAATCTCTAAGTCAGCAGGCGATATTAAAGATCTAATAAAAGATGGCGTTCTTGGAGCCTTTTCCGTTGGTTTTAGAGTCAAGGATGCCGTATATAATCAAGAAACTGACGGATTAGAGATAAAAGACGCCGAACTTTTTGAAGTATCAGTTGTTAGTGTTCCAGCTAATCAAACTGCTATGTTTTCTCTTGCGAAATCTTTTGAGACAGATGCAGAGTACCAAGAGTTCAAAAATCTTTTTAAGAAAAATAAAGAGGCTGATCAAGTTAATAAACTTGAGACGCCACAAGCGACGGATAAAACCGTTTCACAGGAGAAACCTATGTCTACTGACAATCCAACTCCTAACGCTGATATCGACTTGAAAGCCTTTGCAGAAGAAGTAGCAAAATCTACTGCTGCTAAAATTGCAATGCAACAAGCCGAAAAAGCTGCCAAGGAGAAAGCAGATGCGGAAGCAGCAGTTGAGCTAGAAGCTCAAGAAAAAGCTGCAGTTGAAGCAAAACAGGACGAAGTTAAGACGATAGTAGAAGTTGGTATGGAAGGCGCTGAGCGTCTTACTAAAGACTTAGAGGATCGTGTTTCTGTGAAGCACGAAGACCTTGAAAAAGCTGTCGAAGAACTTAAGGCTGATCTACAAGAAAAGAAATCTGAAATCGAAGCAATTCGTGAATCAAAAAGAGTTTTTGGTAGAGAAAGCACTTCTGACTGGCAAAAAGCCTTTGAAAAGGACATCAATGATGCCTGGACTATGGGCCTTGCAACAGGTAAAGGTTGGGACACCAAACTCGGTAAATCTACTCTAGAAAAAGTTAACGCTCATTCAGGTGTTGGCGTTTCTAGCGCAGACTTCGAGCAAACTGTTTCAACTAACGTAGAAAGAGATATTCAACTCGAACTAGTATTGGCTCCTCTATTCAGAGAGATCCCAATGAGTTCAGCAACACAAATTATTCCAATCATGCCAGATGCTGGTTATGCAGAATTTACTTCTAACCAAGCAGCAAGTGGATCATCTCCACATGGTAACTTGGAAGAAAGAGGCGATACTTATGGATCACCTTTTGCTGGTGTTGATTTAACTGAAAGAACTCTTTCAACTAAGAAACTAATTTCACAATCGTTCTTAGGTAACGAAACTGAAGAAGATGCAATTCTTCCAATTCTTCCTTTAATTAGGGATTCAATTGTTAGATCACATGCACGTGGTATTGAAAATGCTATCCTAGTGGGTGACCACGGTGATGGTGTATACGGTACATCAGGAGCTTCGTTCCAAGGATTAGTTAAATTAGCTACAGACGATGACTCAAGTGGTACTCACGTAACTCAGTCAGCTACTGCATTTGCATCTGAATCACTAACAGCCGCTCACCTACTTAACGCAAGAAAGAAAATGGGTAAATACGGTATGAACCCATCTGATGTTGTATTTATTGTCAGCATGACTGAATACTACAACTTGCTAAGTGACGCTGAGTTCCAAGATGTCAACCTAGTTGGCAACATGGCTACTAAGCTTAACGGTGAGATCGGAGAAGTCTTCGGATCTAAAGTAATTGTTTGTGACGAGTTTGCTACAGCAGCAGTCTCTAAGTTCTATGGTGTAGCCGTTTACGCTCAGAACTATTTAATGCCTCGACTACGTGGTGTTACTATTGAGTCTGACTACGAAGTAGCTAACCAAAGAAGAGTTCTAGTAGCTTCACAAAGATTAGGATTTACTGATCTTATTGACGGAGCAACTTCAGTTCACGCTTTAAAATACAAAGCTTCCTAGTAAGCAATTGAGATATATGTGGGGAGTTTTCTCCCCACATAGATTTCTTAGAGAGAATTATGGCAAATCTATGTACACTTCAGGAATATAAAGACTTCTCAGGACTCAAGGGAGTTCAGGAAGATGCTCGAATTAATACTTTAATTCCACAAGTTACACAAATTGTCAAAACATATTGTGGTACCTCTTTTGTTGACTTTTTTAGTTCTGATAAAACTGAGTTTTTTGATATACACGATAGTTTAACTACTAGAGTTATGTTAGATGAAAGTCCTTTAGTTTCAGTAAGTCAAGTACAAGAAAGAGACAGTCAATCAGATGCATATGTTACACTAATCACAGAAAATTCTGACAGTAGTGGTAAATATGAATATATAATTGATACTACAACGGATAGTATTGTTCGCACCAGTGCTACTGGTGAAAAACCTTTTAAGAAAGGTATAAAAGCAGT